AAATAGGATTGCCACAAAAAGAAGGTGGTGGCTCAAATAAAGTAGAGTTCAAAAGATTAAGTGTAGATGAACTTAAAATACAAAAACAGAAAGGCGACGAACTACAACACTCAAAGAGGAACATAGAGCAACTTTTAAATGAAAACTTAAAACTAACTAAAACATTAGATATACTTTCAAATGTTAGAGAAGTAACAACATTTAAAATCACAAAACATAAATCTGTGCATTCCGAAGCAACTGCCGTTATCTTAGCTTCTGATTGGCACTTAGGCGAAAAAGTAGATGCTTCAACAATTGGTTATGTAAACGAATTTAACGAAGTAGTCGCAAAAGAGAGAGCAGAAGAGTTTTTTAAAAATGCACTTAGACTTATAAAAATATTTGAAAAAGATATAACTATAAATACTCTAGTTTTAGCTTTGCTTGGAGATTTTATTTCAAATACAATTCACGAAGACTTAGCAGAAACAAATACTATGTTACCAGCAGACGAAATATGTTTTGCTCAAGATTTAATTACTTCTGGTATTCAATTCCTTTTAGATAATACAAAACTTAAAATAATAATTCCGTGCCACTCTGGTAATCACGGTAGAATGACAAAAAAACAAAGAATATCAAGTGAAGCAGGTAACTCTTTGGAATATTATATGTATAGAAGTATCGCTAGTTATTTTAAAAAAGAAAAAAGACTAGAGTTTATTATTCCCCGTGGTTATTTTTCTTTCGTGCAAGTTTATGACAAAACATTAAGATTTCATCACGGACATAATTTAAGTTATGGTGGTGGAGTTGGTGGAATAACAATTCCAATAAATAAAGCAATCGCACAATGGAATAAAACTCGCAATGTAGATTTTGATTGTTTCGGACATTTTCACCAATTCTTAGATGGTGGGTATTGGATTTGTAACGGGTCGATGATCGGATTTAATAATTATGCAGAAAGTATAAAGGCAACCTTTGATAAACCAAAGCAAACTTTCTTTTTAATAGATAGTAAAAGGGGTAAAACAGTCGTCGCTCCTATAACTTTCACAAAATAATGAACTGCAATAATTGTGGTAAAAAATGTATAGCAACATATTGGTCTAAATTGCTCAAAAAATGGGTGTGTTGGTCTTGTTTAGAAGATTAGTCCACCTTGTATAGTTTCGTCGTTCTGAGAGCCTTGTAGAGCTTTATAGAGGCATTGTGATAACATATTATGATTGATAAATGTAAAAACCGTAAAGAAATAGTGAAATCAATTCGTTTAACTTGGTCGTCAATGGACTCACACCTTGATTATTTAGATGTGCCTTATAAAAAGGGCGAGCCAAAACGCTTTCATATAAAAACATCAAAAGAATATGCAGAGATTATTAAAACATTAGCTGATCAACTTTAGTTGCGTTTAAAATTAGTAGGTGTATAATATAAAAAGTGGTTAGTCGCCACATTAGTAAGATTAACTTTTGCGTCGCTCGTTCAGTCTATCTACTCGCAAAAGGGATAGATTGAACAAGCGAACAATTAAATAAGATGGATATATGGGAAAAAGACGGAATTATATTTATTAAAGTAAGTAGTCGTTTTACTTATACTTTTAATATATCTAAGGTAAAAAAAATAGGAGATGTAAATGACGCTCCTGGCTCTTTTTCTATGTGGGGTTGGATAAATCATTTAAGAGAAAAAAATTGGTGGCACGATAATCTTGAAAAGTCGTTTATAAAAATTTGTGAACATATAATTAAGTAATTTTATGGCTAGTCCACAGAAAGAAAATGGTTTTACTTCAATAGCAAATGAGATTATTTCTTCATTAGTAAAGGCGTGTTTACTAGGCTCAGAATATCAAATAACTTTTTGGGTTATAAGGCAAACATATGGATTTCAAAAAAAGGAAGATTTTATCTCTTTATCACAATTTGAGAAATGGACAGGATTATCAAGACCAACAGTAGTAAAAACAATAAAAAATCTTACATTTAAAAAGATTATTATTAAGGAAAATAATAAATATAGGTTCAATAAAGACTGGGAAAAATGGGGTAGTAAAGGCGTGTTAACTAGTAAAGGCGTATTTACTACTGCTAGTAAAGGCGTGTTAACCGAAACTAGTAAAGGCGTGTTAACACACAAAAGAAAGAAAGAAATTATACAAAAGAAAGGGAGTTTATTATTAGCTAGCTTAGAAGAAATTATGTATAACTATGTAAATGTAGACACAGAAGGAAATCCTATAAGTAAGAAAAGAATACCTAAAATATCTAAAGAAGAAAATGCCGAACTAATAAAAGTTGGTTTACTTTGGCAAAAAACTATCGCCGAATATTTGAAAGTAAATATAAACGATGTAGTAATGAAAAATATATACTACCCAATACGAAGTGTTTATAATCGCGACAGATTTACTATTTCAGACTTCAAAGGATTGTTTAACTATTTCATAAACGATAAAGCAATCAAAGATGACAATAAAATGAGTTTTGATTTATGTATGTCAGAAAAATATGTCGCAAAGTATAAAATATCAAAGCGGTCGAAAGAAACACCTAAAACACTATCTCAAATGTCAGATGAGATAAAACTATAATATGAAACTAATTGATTTAAAAATAAAATCTAAAATATTTGAAATAGAGCTAATTAGTAGAATTAGAATAAAACAAAATTTTATATCTAAGGCTATGACTTTAATAAATAAAAATGATTTTCAATATTATGGAAAACATTTTGAAATAATTGTAGATTGTTTTAGAAATGATAAAAATGAATTTATTGAATTTAAAAATGCAGGAATAAATTTTGATTTTCTTAACAATAGTAATTTATCTTTTAGAGATATTGAACCTATATGTAAAGATTTAAAAGATGTATCAAATGCTATTAAATTATGGACAATACTACAAAAAGGTGTAGAAGAATTACCATCAGAAAATGTTAGAGAATATATATCTGGTATTCAAAGAGATATAATATCAAATATAAGAAATGAAGAAGGTTCAAAAAATGATATTCAATCTGTTTTAAAAGAATTTGAAGAAAGAAAACAAGAATATCAAGAAAAAAAAGCAAATGGTTTTGAACTACTTGGAATTTCAACAGGTTATAAAAAACTTGATGATGTTATTGATGGATTAAGAAAAGGACATTTTTGGATAATTGGTGGTTATACAAGTATGGGTAAAACTGCAACAAGTTTAAATATAGTTTCAAACTTAATAAAACAAGGTAAGAGAGTAGTATTCTATTCTCTTGAAATGAGTTCAGTTGATATATTATCTCGTTTACTTGGAACTATGAGTAACGATAATGGACTTAGTATTATTAAGGGTTACCAAAAAGATAAAAAAATAGTTGAAGAAAATACTCAAAAAATAATAAATAGTAATTTATCAATTCATACTGGAATGTCTGAATTATCAGAAATATTATTTTCAATGTATGAAGAAAATATAACAAACCCAGTTGATTTATTTGTTGTAGATTTTATACAGATTATGACAATAAAAGGATCTCGTTCAGAATATGAAACAATAACAAATTGTGCATTGGAATTACAACAATGTGCTAAAAGATTAGCTACTCCAATTATGACTTTATCTCAAATATCAAATGACGGAGCAAGAACAGGCGATAATGTTGTAATGAGTTTTAAGGGTTCTGGTGCTATCGCTTCATCAGCTGATTTAGCTATTGAAATAGGAATAGGAGAAGAAAGTATAAAAGATTGGAAAGATAAAATTAATTCAGGTAGTCCAGTAAAAATGAAATGGTCAATAAGAAAAAATAGACACGGAAGAGTTGGAATGATTGAAATGTCTTTTGATGGTAAAACTGGAATATTTGAAGATTATGATGAATATCAACAAAAAATATTAGGAGCATTTAATTTATGAGTAAAAAAATAAACCCACAAAGACTCTCCCGAATAATAATGAGTAAAGAAGTTAAAAATTCCCAGCTATCTATGTTACAAATATACGGTAGTTTTACCCCAGAGCAACGAGAAGAAATAAAGCAAATGTTTATTAGAAATAGTTTAAATAAAAAATAAAAACTGTGCATAACTTTTTTAACCATTATAATATATAGTTATTTTAAGGTAAAAATTTACTTGCATTGTATTGCAGTATTGCTATAATAGACATATGAATAAATTAATTAAAAAAGAGGAGTTAACAAACGGATTATTATTTATAAGTTTAGGGGTCGCATTATTCGCACTAATATTGTCAATGTAATATGGAAGAACTAAAAAAAGCAAAAAAATGTTTAGAGTGTAACGGAGAAGGTGGGGGGAATGAAGACTATTTAAATGAAGACCATAATTTAGAAAGTGGAACAGGCGATTGGGTAAAATGTGAACATTGTAACGGAACAGGCGAAGAACCAAATGAAGGAATAATAAAGGACAGATTGCTTGATAGTGATAATGTAATAGAAAAGTTAGGAGAATATCTAGTTAATAAAAAAAGAGAAATAAATGGTCGTGGGGTAACTAAAGATAACTTTGAAGATATGTTTGAAAATTGGTTGTCTAATTTATCTTTAGAAGAAATAACAAAAATGATAAAAGATACAGATATTATAAGCGATAATGATTTTTAAATTATATGGAAATAAAAAATTTAATGACATATTTAGAAATTATAAAAATTGGTGGATTTATTAAATTAAGAGAACTTGGATACTCATATTATGAGTTATATCATAAATTACCAAACAAAGAATATGAAGGACATAATCTTTATGAGGTTTATAAATAATAATTATATGAAAAACAAAAATTCAGATACGGCAAAAGGAATAGTATGTTTAACTTTCTTTATTGTAGGTCTTATTATTGGAATTTTATTAAAATAATATATGCAACATAAAATAATAATCTCAGTAAAACGACCAGACGGGGCAGAAATATCAAGAACTTTAAACTACAACCCCGACACAAATTATCAAGAAGTAGTAGAGTCAATTATTAACACATTAGAAAAAGAATTATAATATGGACAAAATTTTAAAAATTCAAACAGAAATAGGAGTATTAAGTAAAACGGAAACTAATCCTTTCTTTAATAGTAAGTATTTTGATGTAAACCAAATAATCGCACAACTTTTACCTTTATTAGAAAAATATGGAATAACTGTTATGCAACCATTAAGTGAAATAAATGGTAAACCTGCAATAAAAACAGTTTTATGTGAAACTTATAGTCAAGGAGAAGAAAAAATAGAACATTGTATATTAGAAGAAAAAATTCCACTCCCAGACTTACAAGATCCACAGAAAATGGGAAGTGCAATAACTTACTACCGTAGATATGCTCTACAAAGTCTATTCCTACTACAAGCACAAGATGATGACGCAAATTTCGCAAATAAGGGAGAAAAAGTTATTCAAACAGAACCAACTTACACAAAGCCAATGAATAAGAAAGATTATGCCGACCTAAATGCAAAGGCAATGAAAGCAGAAGCAGATGGAGAAGAACCATTTAATTAATAAAATTTATAAAAATAACTAAAAAATAATATGGAAAAAGAAAAAGTATTCGTAGATGGAATGATATTTAAATTACCAGACCAAAACACTAAAGATAAAGCCCCTTGGGTTAAAGGAAAAATATCAGTTAAAGTAACAGATTTTATTGCATTTTTAAACAAACATAATAATGACGGTTGGGTAAATTTAGACCTTAAAAAAAGTAAAGAAAAAGGAACTTTGTATTTAGAACTAAACACTTATAAAAAGGCAAAAGAAGATGATTTAAAACTAGATGATGAGCCCGAAGTATCAAAATATCCAGAAGAACCAATTAAACCAGAAGATATACCTTTTAATTAGTTCCTTAACAAGAACTAAAACTATTATATGTTAAAAAAAACTCCACTAAAAAAGAAATCTAAAACTTCTCTAAAAAAATTAATTCAAGAATTAACAAAATTATCTCACGACTTTATAAGACAAAGAGATAGTATAAAGAAATATATAATAGGTGGTTATTGTTTTGATTGTGGAGATTATACAGAATTTCAGCAATTCCAATGCGGTCATTTTATACCAGATAGCACAGGTGGAGCACTACTAAGATACCACCCGATAAATATGCACGGACAAGCAGGTAAATGTAACTGTAAATATAATCAAGAGTTTGTAAAAATAAATTACACTCTGGCTATGGAAAAGAAATATGGAAAAGAGTATGTGCAAAAATTGATCCAATTAAAATACAAATCAATAAAGGCAGATGAAATATTTTACTCAAAAATGATAGAACTATATAAGGAAGGTAATGAAAAAAAAATAGTCGCATATTTAGAGAGTTTAATTTAAAAAGTTATGCACAGTTATAAATTTGCAAAGTATTGCTATAATATAGAGAGTAGATTATTAATTTAAAAAAATTTATGGAAAAAATAATAAACACACAAAAAGAGTTTGATAAAATAAAAAGTGATTTTAGTGGAAGAATTGTAATTAAAGATACAAAAGAAAGTATTTATGTTAATAGAAGTTTTGATAATGCTTATATATCTGTCTCTGACAACGCAACCATCGAATCTGTCTCTGACAACGCAACCATCAAATCTGTCTATGGCAACGCAACCATCATATCTGTCTATGGCAACGCAACCATCATATCTGTCTCTGACAACGCAACCATCATATCTGTCTCTGACAACGCAACCATCATATCTGTCTCTGACAACGCAACCATCGAATCTGTCTCTGACAACGCAACCATCATATCTGTCTCTGACAACGCAACCATCATATCTGTCTCTGACAACGCAACCATCGAATCTGTCTCTGACAACGCAACCATCGAATCTGTCTCTGACAACGCAACCATCAAATCTGTCTATGGCAACGCAACCATCTTACTATTCGGTATGGCTTGTATTTGTTTCTTATATAATGCTAAAAAAGTAACTTCACTAGGTATAAATATGATAAGACAAATAGGTACTTCAAAAATTGATATGAAACTTTCAAAAGAAACAAGTTTTATACAAATAAAAGAAGAATTAAGTTTAAATAAAAATCCTAAATTTGAAACATATAAAAAAATATACCCTACAGAAGAACAAAATAAGAAAATAATAATGTATAAGGCAGTCCATAAATCAAAAGATGGAGAATATTATTCTAATTATAATAATAGTTTTAAATACATAATTGGAGAAACAAAAGAAGAAGTATGTTCAAAAAATCAAGACGATAGTTGTTCACAAGGAATTCATATATCACATAAATTATGGGCTTTAAAATTTGGAAGAGAATTTGAAAATATGGCACTACTTGAATGTGAAGTAGATGAAAAAGATATTGTTGTTTCAAGAGATTGTGATGGTAAAGTTCGTGCAAGTAAAATAAAGGTCTTAAGAGAAGTTCCTAAATCTGAATATTAATATGATTACTAAATTAAAAGACGGACAAGTTTTCATATTTGGATCTAACCTAAGTGGTAACCATCTCGGTGGTGCAGCAAAACAAGCTTATGAAGACTTCGGAGCAATATGGGGTAAAGGACGGGGAATACAAGGAGTAGGAGATGATTTTAAAAGTTATGCTTTCCCGACACTCGGTATAAATATGGAAAAACTCCCATTAAAAGATATTAAAGAAAATTTCAAAGACTTAATACAAATGGCAGAGTGGTGTCCCGATAAAGAGTTTCTCTTAACTCCAGTAGGTCAAGGAATTGCCGGATTTAGTAAAAAAGAAATAGAAAGTGTAATGCCGAAACTTCCTAAAAATATTATAAAAATTAATTGGTAGAAAATATATGACAAAATTAATCCCGCGAACTTATCGCCACGAACTAGAAACAGACAAAAAAATAAAAAAGTTAAAAAAGATATTAAAAATTAGTGAGAAGAAAGTTATAAAACAAGCCGTAGATAGTTTATATGAAAACTTCAATTGATAGAGATGTCTATAATAAAATAAAAAACTGGTCTACTTTAAAGTCAGAAAATGTTATTGAAAAGATAAATGAGTATCTCAAAGAAGTTAAGCCTAAAAGCTACCGAACATCATCTCAGAACAATGCTCTACACCTCTATTTTTCGCTCGTAGCAAAAGAATTAGAACGAGAGGGACATACCTCCAAAATGTGATGGAACACATCCACAAGGTAGAAATAACCCCTACAATGTCAAATGTGAAAGAGATTATATGGAAAGAAATTCAAAAGGTCGTATTAGGTAAAGCAAGCACAACTGAACTATCAAAACAAGAAGATATTGACGCCGTTTACGATGTAATGAATAAATGGCTAGGGCAAGAGTTCGGTTTGCATATTCCATTTCCTTGTGACGAAGAAAAGCAATTTAATAAATTATCATATAGCGAATACAAAAAATGATACCTAAAAAAATACAAAAAATAATCGGTACTAGTAAAACAATAGACGAAAACATATTTCATAAGGTTAAGTCTGCTGATCGCCGTAGACAAATAGAACTCCAAAAACTAGACAATGAAATAATAGACTACCCAGAAATGTCTATCAAAGGAAACTATGCTATAGAACGCGAAAAAAAGATTAAGTATAAAAAAATATTCTGGCGATTGATACTTTTAATCCTAGCAATCCCAATCGTGTATATAACAGCAATTTTCATTTATGACTTATATTAGAGCAAAATTAGACAAGAAAAAAATTCCCCACAAATCTAAAGTATTAGTAACTTGTATCTGTGGGTGTAACAAAGAGTTTTACACAACTCAATCAAGGCTAGAATCAGGTCGCAAGTATTACAATAGAGAGTGTTTTTTAAAGAAGTTTATTAAATAAGTATAAGAAATTTTATGAAAAAAATAATTAAAGATTTATTATGGTATATTTTAAATAAATTAGATCCATTATCGATAAAATCAATGGAAATTAATAATACTCAAATATCTATTACTTTCAATAAGGATTTTTGGGAAGTTGATAAATGGAATCATTTAAGTGCAACTATTTTGTGTTGTTTAAAAGTAGATAGTGAAAGTAAAAAAACACTTATGGATAATATTTTTGTTTATAAGGATACTGAGATTAAAAATAATTTTTCAGTTAAAAGAGATATATAATTTTATGAAATCCCCAATAATCTACAAACAAATCCCCACACAATATGCCTTCTATGTTTCAGAAGATGGAAGTGTAAAGGTAACAATAGTAACAAAACTTAATGATATGAAATTTAGTAACGAAAAAGAAGCTAGAGATTATATTAAGAAGTTAAAGGAAGTATTATAATTAATCAATGGTATGTCTATGGGGGGTTAGGAAAAGAAATGACGATTTCTATATACCCTAAACTGGAGAGAATCAAGCTAGCAGATGAGCTAGAAGTAAGTGTATCCTTTTAATAACTATCAGTTATTCCTCCCCACAGGCATATCATTACAATTAATATATGGAAAAAATTTTAATAGTAATTATAGTGTTGTTAATAATTTTAAAGAAATAGATATTTATAAATAAAATATGAACCAAAACATTAAAAACTTAGAATTTAATAAAGAACCTGAACAAATTCATTTTCACTATCACATTGAAAATGAACCAGTTATAGTAATAAATAAAGAAGGATTTTATTGGAAAGGAGAAAAAGTTGAGGATAAATATAATATTTATGAAAGATTTAACGACTGGCTCAAGAGAGCTAGAAATGAATAACTATGACCAATCAAATTAAAAACTTTATAGAGGAAGGTGAGAAGGAAAGGACTGATAGTGAATTAGCTATATTTTGGAATGAAATAGCTACTTATTTACCAAAATCATATGAAAGAAGTGCTTTAGGAGATGAAAAGATATTTATAGCATTTAAACAGGCATACCCACAATTAAAGAAACATATCCAAATCTCACTTATAAAGATAATTGTGGAACATTATGAAAGTAAAATACCACATTACGCAACTGGTGAGTGTGAACCAACTGCAACTGATAAGGAGATAGAAGATATGAAGCATTGGTCTAATGGTTGGAATGCTTGTAGGGAAAGATTTATATTAGACAACATTTCATCAAAATTAAAAGATTTAACCGATGGTAAATAGCCATCTAAAACATTATGTATGAAGCACACAATAGAACATAATCAAAAAATAAGTAATTCTATGAAGGGTAAAAATACTTGGATGAAAGGAAGGCATTTGTCTACTGAAACTCGCAATAAAATTAGTATCTGTGGTAAGGGTAAAAAACATTCACTTGAATGGAATAAAAAAATTAGCGAAAGTAATAAAGGGAAAAAACGCTCTAGTGAAACTAAAAAAAGAATGTCAGAATCTGCGTTCAAAAATCCAAGAAGATACTGGTTGGGTAAAAGTAGAACAAGTATGTTAGGAGAAAAACATTTTAATTGGAAAGGTGGAATTAGTAAAGATGTTCATTCTCCAGCAGAACCCAGATACAAAAAATGGCGTTCTGATGTATTTAATAGAGATAATTGGATATGTCAAACTTGTGGAATAAGAGGTATTTATCTTGAAGCTCATCACATAAAATCTTGGGCTAAATATCCTGAGTTAAGATATGTTTTAGAAAATGGTGTGGCACTCTGTCGGGATTGTCATAAATTAACAGATAATTATAAGGGTAAAAAATAATGGTTAAAATATATAAAACAAATGAAGACGTTATTAAAGACATTAAAAATGGAGTATTAGCAATAGAAGGAGATGTAACATTTGAGTGTTCTATCTCAATATCAGCGAGTATTATAGTAACCGCTGGGGACATCAACGCTTCGGACATCACCGCTGTGGACATCAACGCTCGTAACATCACCGCTGTGGACATCAACGCTTCGGACATCACCGCTCGTAACATCAACGCTCGTAACATCAACGCTTGGAACATCACCGCTTGGGGGGACATCACCGCTGGGGACATCTCATATTCCGCATTTTGTTGTGTATATCAAAATATTAAATGTCTATCTATCAAAGCAAGAAGAACTATAAGTAAAGAGCCAATTTGTTTAGATGGGAAACTTGAAATTAAAGAACCAGAATAAACCTCCGCAGAAAAAGAAGCCATAAAGTTATTAAAAGACAATGGGTATAAAATTATTAAAGAGTAATAGCCATCTAAGAAATATATGAAGTATTGCAGAGTTGGAAATAGACAAGTTTATAGTTGTGACCATTATATTTGTAATAATCAAAATGGTTCAAAAATAAGAGGTAAAAAATACTGCCAAGTTAGTAAAAAAGAAGTATATTCGTGTGACCATTATCAATGTAATAAGTAGAATCCCCCCATCATAGATTAAGAGGATGAAGAAATATATATGAAAAACATTAAATTATTAAAATGGCAGGAAGTATCAGACGAATTAGCCTTTTTCTTTGTAGAAAAGTATTTTGGAGTAGATGCTGATTTTTATTGGATTGCTGATGATGTTGGTGGAACGATAGAAGTAAATGATTATTTTTTTGATATGAGTGATATTACCGACTTTATAAAATATAATTACTCAAGAAAAATGATGTTTAAGTATTACTATTATGCCTTAGAATATCACTCTAAAAAGAAACATAAAGATAGTGATTATTTAATTAACATTAAAAATTACAATAAATTAAAATAACTATATGAAAAACAAATATGGAGGAAAATATAATGTTTCAGAAGTAAGTTTCTATCTACCAACTTTTTCTGGAAGACCAATACAATATCTTTTTGATACTGGTTGGAGAGTAAGTTTAGGCTTTAAATTCTTAGGTATTATTTTTATTAGATATAGTAAATAATTATGCAAAACGCAATTAAAAAAGCAATAGAAAATGGTTATGAAGAACAAGATGGTTATAAATCTGTATCTTGTAAAATACATAAAGATAGTACTTATACTATTAGTTATTCAGACAAATCTACTTGCCACTGTTGTTATTCAATTTTATCTAATCAAAATAAAATGTTACTTGACCCTCTATTCTGGCAAGCATTAGGTAAACAGCAAGGGTGGGATGGAAAAAAGAAATATTGTATTTTATCAGGAGAAGAAACTGATAGTAGATATTGTTCATCTTGTTATGATTGTCCAGCTCATAAATATAATTTTCCTGAATATTATTGGCACAACTTCATAGACCACATAGCAGTCGGTGGCTCTATAGATGACTTCTTTAATCAGATAATCAGATAATCAAATAGTATATGCAAAACTCAAACGAAAAATCAAAAGAATGTTGTAAGGAATTTCACGAAAAAGATACTAAAAATATCAATTCATTTATAAATGAAGAGTGTGATTGTCCTTGTCATAAACCATCAGTAGAAGTAAGTAAAC